TGCAAGGAAACAAAATGAGCAAACTACTCGAACTGGCTGATGCGTATGCAGACGCATTTGAAATTCCATCTCGACGAGCCGCCTTAGTCGCAGAGATTGAGCGCGTGGAGCGTGATGCTGCGCGGTATCGGTGGTTGCGTGATGGTGACGCTTACGAGGGCTGGCTCCCAGATTACTGGAATGGGCGCGGAAAGGGACGACACGAATTCACGCTTAACAGCGACATTCAAGACCTTGACGCCGCTATTGACGCCGCCATCGCAGCCGAAGAGAGCAAGACATGACCGACCGCGACATTTGTTTAGTGCTTCTCGGTGGCCTTATTGTGTTGTTTGTGCAAGCAATACGTCAATTGATTTTGGAGGACTGACATGATTACTAAAGAGCAAGCTATTGAATGGGCGCGTAAAGCGGGGTTCGACCAATGGCAGTCAGAAATTCTGTTCGCAGAAAATTTCCAAGCCCTTGCCCAACTCGCCTTTGACGCTGGCGCAAAGAGCGCAGTGGGTGAGCCTGTGGCTTGGAGGCATCGTTACGGAAACGGATGGCAAGTAAATACCTTGCAACAAGCTGCTGACGATGTGCCGCTCTACACCACAACCCATCCAGCACCCCAGACAAATGCCGAGCCAGCACCACCCGCAGAAAAGCGGGAGCCGCTGACTGACATACAACTTGTAGACATATTAGAAGTTGAACTGACGACTTATGGTTCAGAGCATTTTTCTCTTTGTAGAGCCGTTGAGCAAGCTCACGGCATTGGAGTAAAGGAATGACATACACCGAAATCGTATTGTTGATTTACAACATCTTTTTGCAAATTGCGTTTTTTGCATTGTTGGGGTTGCAAAGATCAATGAATAAAACAATAGCTGGCGTATTAAAAGTTTTAATGGAGCAAACACCATGACATGGACACCACCAAAGCCCAATGTCTGGGGCTACACCCTCGCCCAACTTCAAGCCGTGCGCCGCGAGGCGATTGAAGAATGCGCGAGGGTGTGCGAGCAGTTTACGCACTACGGAGAGGCCAGCGGCGTGATTTGCATGAAAGCCATACGTGAACTACTGGAGCAGAAATGATCGAGATAAAAGTTGACGGTTACACGCTGTTCGAAATGACCACGACGAAAGACGTGGGGTACTTGCGGCAGCAAATAGCTGACCAAGAGAAAGCTATCGAAGCACTGACAGCCGAGCGCGATAGGCTGCGGGAGGAGCTGAAGAAGCAATGAACTGCCCATCCTGCAACGCGCCCAAGCTGCGCACGGTGGAGACGTTCCAGTGGGATGACGGCACGGCCCGCACCAAGAAGTGCGACGCGTGCGGCAGGCGGTTCATCTCCGTGGAGCAAATTCAGGAGGGCGCGTTTATCCCAAACGTGGTGCGCAACGCCAAACGCCGCCCCAAGCCAGAAGGTGTATAATGTTCAGAACTTGACAAAGGAAAACAATGTCTAAACTAGAATCGCGGCTTACCCGACAGCTGTCTGCGCGAGGGGTGTCGGGTGCCAAACAGATGGCCCGCGCGCTACTGGTCAAGCGCGGCGACGAAGACGCCGCCGGTAGCCTAACGGCTAAAGGCGAGAAACGGCAAGACCTCGGCGCTGCTGGGCGGGCGAAAGACAGAGCCGCGAAAGCGTCTGGTCATTCCGCCGAGGACTTCAACTATAACGCGAAGACCAATCGCGCAACTCTTAAAAATGACAAAGGAAAACCATGACGCATTACCGCATGCCCCGAACTACCGAGGAGCTGCTGCAGCTCGTCGCCAACAACCCCAACGCCACTGACGTGGAGCGCGCCTTGGCTGCTGCCATGACCGACATGCTCCCCGCGCCCGAGGCGAAACCCGAGAAGGCCCCGGTGCAGCTGGAGCTGGACTTCGGACACTCTACCAAAGTTCTCAACACGAGCGAGCGATGGCTGAAGACACTGTAACCCCCGTACACGACTTTGCTGCGTGGCAGCACGACAACTTGGCCAAGTACGCCGCAGAGGCGTACGCGCGCATCAAGGAGCTTGAGGCTGCGGTTGAGCAGCTGCGCGCGGACCTGCGTTACGCCATGGCGGCGGCGAGGGGGTCCTATGGCAACTCCTGAGAGCATCGTCAAGGCGCAAGCCCGCAAGGTGCTGGAGAAGGCCGGCGCCTACTTCTTTTTCCCTGCAGCGAACGGGTACGGGCGCGCCGGCATACCCGACATCATCGTCTGCGTGAACGGGGAGTTCTTGGCGATCGAGTGCAAGGCCGGGAAGAACACGACCACTGCGCTGCAGAAGCGCGAGCTTGCTGCGATAGAGCGCGCTGGCGGTAGAACGCTGGTGCTGACCGACGACCCCGTGACTTTCGAGGCACTGGGCTACATCCTTAAAAACATGGAGCAGATATGACTGAAGAATACGAAGCCGCAGACGCCGTGCCCCGCATGGCCCCGCACGAAGTGGAAGCCCGCATCGCTGCGTTTGACGAGAAAACGCGTGCAGCCCTGCGCAGCGCGATGGAGATGATGGTGCTCACCCTGTCCGGGGGAGTCGGCACCATGGTGGTCGTGCTGGACCCGGACGGCTCGGGCCACGCGCAGTTCTTGGCGATGGGCTGTCAGGACGGCGTGCGCAGCATGATGCTTGCTGCAGGGCAGATCATCGAGAACCTGTACCCCGCACACGACGGGCCGCTGCAATGAGCCAGCCGTACGAACGTATCCTGTGCATTGACTTCGAGACGCGTTGGGACAAGACCAACTACACGCTCTCGAAGATGACCACCGAGGCGTACATACGCGACCCGCGCTTCAAGGCGTTCGGCTGTTGCGTACACGAGGTAGGCACCAAGCAGCCCACGGTGTGGATACCGCACTCGCACCTGCAGCAGTACTTCGACAACATCGACTGGAGCACGACGGCGGTGCTGGCGCACAACGCCCAGTTCGACGTGTCGATCCTGTCCATGGTGTACGGGCACCTGCCGTGCTTCATCTTCGACACGCTCTCCATGGGCCGCGCGTTGCGCGGGGTGGAGGTAGGCAACTCGCTGATGAAGCTGGCCGAGGACTACGGACTGCCGCCCAAAGGCCGCGCGGTGCACAGCACGGATGGGCTGGAGGAGCTGCCCCTCGATGTCGCCAAGGAGCTGGCCGACTACTGCAAGCACGACGTGTTCCTGTGCGAGGAGATATTCGCGCGCTTCATGCTGCGCCTAGACCCGGACGGCACCACTCATGGCGCGTATCCGACCAAAGAACTGCGGCTGATCGACATGACCCTGCGCATGTACGTGAACCCCACGCTGGTACTCGACGCGCCCATGCTGGAGCTGGCCTTGCAGGAAGAGAAGGAAAAGCTCGCCTTGGCCCTGTTGCGCGCCGACGTTGAGGAAGCTGCGCTGGCAAGCAACGACCAGTTCGCCGAAGTCCTGCGCAAGCTCGGCGTGGAGCCGCCCACCAAGATCAGCAAGACAACGGGAAAGGAGGCGTTCGCATTTGCAAAGAACGACGCCTTGTTTCAGTCCCTACTCAATGGAGACGATGAGGATGTGGCACTACTATGTGAGGCACGTCTTCGCGTTAAATCGACCTTGGAGCGCACTAGAGCACAGCGATTTCTCGACATCGAATCCCGCGGCGCTCTTCCAGTACCGCTGGCCTACTATGGCGCGAGCGTTACGGGTCGCTGGGCTGCTGCGAAAGGGTCCAACATAAACCTGCAGAACATGAAGCGCGGCTCGTTCCTGCGCAAGGCCATCATGGCCCCGGAGGGGTATCTGGTGTGCGTGACCGACCTGTCCCAGATTGAGCCACGCGTGCTCGCGTGGCTGTCGGACTACGAGGACATGCTGAACATCTTCCGCTCAGGGGCTGATCCGTACGCGGCGTTTGGCGCGCCCATGTTCGGCGTGCCGGGGATGACCAAGGAAAGCCACCCAATCCTGCGCCAGAGCGCGAAGTCGGCCTTGCTGGGGGCTGGGTACCAGCTGGGCTGGGCGAGCTTTGCTGGGCAGCTTCTGGTGGGCTTCCTCGGGGCGCCGCCGCTGCGGTACAACAAAGCGGCCGCCAAGCAGCTGGGCGTGACCAAGGATGACGTTGCCAAGTTCCTGTCGTGGCAGGAGAACGTCGAGAAGATGCAGGCTATTCCGCACTCCTGCACCGAGGAGGAGCTGGTTATCCACTGCGTCGCCGCCAAGGCTATCATCGACAAGTACCGCGCGGCAGCGGAGCCGGTGGGGGCCTTCTGGCAGCTGCTGGAGAACCTGATCACCCACAGCCTGTACGGCGGGCAGGAGTACACGCACAAGGGCGTGCTGCACTTCAGCAAGGGGCGCATCGAGATGGCCAACGGCATGCACATCCGCTATGATGATTTGCAGCAAGCGCGGGACGGCAAGGGGCGCGTGCAGTACCACTACAGTGACGGCAAGAAACGGGTCAAGCTCTATCCGGGCAAGGTCTGCAACAACGTCACGCAGGGTACGGCGCGCATCATCATGTCTGACGGGCTGCTGCGCATGCAGCCTCGGTACCCTGTGCTGGGAACCGTGCATGACGAGGGTTTGAATTTGGTGCCGGAAAGCGATGCCGGCACCGCTCTGCCGTGGTGTATCGCGCAGATGACAAAGGTGCCGAAGTGGATGCCGGGTATTCCGCTTGCTGCGGACGGCGGCATTCATAAACGGTATGGACTGGCGAAAAACTAGAAAGGACGATATGAAGATACCGAAACGCTTTAAGCTCGCGGGCACTGCTATTGAAGTGCATACGCGACGCACACTTCGCGGCAACGTGTGGGGGCGTGCGTGGCTGGACATGAACTGCGTAGAGATCGCCACGCACAGCAAGGGCAAGCCGCGCCCGCTGGAGGGTCCGGTAGGCGTTAGCCAGACGTTCTGGCACGAAGCGACGCACCTCATCCTGTCGGCAATGGGCAACAAGCTCTGCGACGACGAGATGTTTGTCAATCGCTTCGGCAAGTTGCTGGCCGAGATTTGCGAGACAGCGGAGTTTTAATGGCACAGCACAGCTATTCGGGGGTTAAATCTTTTGAGCAATGTCCCAGAAAGTACAGGGACACCAAGGTGCTCAAGCTCTATCCCCGCGAGGAGACGGAGCAGACGCTCTACGGTACGCAGCTGCACGAGCAGGCTGAGCTGCACCTGTTGCAGGGGCGCCCGCTGGACCCCTCGTTCAAGTTCCTGCAGCCCATCATGGACAGCTTGGCTGCGATGCCCGGGCGCCGGCTGTGCGAGCACAAGATGGCGGTGACGTCCTCGTTGCTGCCATGCGACTTCGACTCTGCGGCGTACTGGTGCCGGGGGATTGCCGACCTGATCATTGTGGACGACGACAACCTGACCGCGCGGGTGTTCGACTACAAGTCTGGCAGCAACAAGTACCCCGACACGGACCAGCTCATGCTGATGTCGTTGCTGATCTTCAAGCACTTTCCGCACATACGCCGGGTCACCGGCGGCTTGCTGTTCGTGCTGAAGAACACGCTGTCCAAATACAAGGTGGACCGCGAGCAGGAGAACGAGTTGTGGTGGCGCTGGAAAGAGCGCGTGGCGCGGCTGGACAATGCCCTCACCCACAACATCTGGCCCGAGAAAAGCTCGGGATTGTGCAAGAAGTATTGCGAGGTGGTTGACTGCCACCACAACGGAAGGAGGAGTTAAATGAACGAGATGGCTTTGAACATGCGTGGCCCCGCGATCAGTGTAAAAACGGTCGCAGACACGCTGACTTTTACGCGGGGCGTGGGGCTTCGCCAATGGCTCACAACCCCCCTAGAAGTGCAGGGCGGCGGTACCGTTGGCCAGCATAACCGTAAGTGGTTGCACGAAAAACTGGACCAATGGATTGAGACACAACTTATCGAGGTCCCAAATGGCGACTAAATCATCACCCGAGAAACTGGCGTACCAGAAGAAACGCAACGCTGAACCGTTGCAAGTCAAGCGCCGCGAAGAGAACAACGCTGCACGCGCGAAGCTCATGCGCGAGGGCAAGGTCAAGAAAGGCGACGGCAAGGACGTCGCGCACATAACCGCGCTGGCTAACGGCGGCGACAACGCGCCGGGCAACTTGAAAGCGGAGTCCGAGAAAAAGAACCGGGGGTGGCGCCGTGGCGAGAATAGCTACAGAGTTCCTAAAGATGTATAGGATTCCGAAGATAGAGGTGCCGCTGCTGACGCTTTTCGATCTGATGTCCACCACGCAGCAGGACCCCTTGGTGGTTGAGACATTGACCAAGGTCCAGATCGAAGACGGCATATACCTGTACGACGGGGACTTTCTGAAAAGGAACAAGGCGCGGCTGTACGCCGCCATGGCGCGGGGGCTTATGGGTGTGGACGACCCGTACCGTGGCTACCGCCTGCTGGTGTGCCAGCCATACGTGCTGCACATGCACCACAACGTAGCGCACGACGATTTCGCGTTTCGCTTAACAATAAAGGACGACCGTGGAAATAGTAGACAACAAGGCGCTGCGGATACGTACGCGTGACCCCGAGAAGTTTCGGGTCATCCCGAAACACCACATCAAGGCTATCGAGGGCGGCTACGAGGTAACGGTGTACTGGGGCTTGGACGAGGCCCGGGTGTTGCACAACCTAGGTGTCAGGAACGTGCCGTCGCCGATTGCGCGCAAGTATCAGTGGCCGGGGCGGTACATACCGATGGCGCACCAGAAGGCCACTGCGGCGTTTGTCACCATGCACCGGCGCGGGTTCGTATTCAACGACCCGGGCACAGCCAAGACCATGAGCGCGCTGTGGGCGGCGGACTACCTGATGAAGCGCGGGGACGTGCGGCGCTGCCTTATTGTGTGCCCCCTGTCGATCATGCAGACGGCGTGGATGGGGGACATCATGAACAGCGTGATGCACCGCAGCGCCGTGGTGTGCCACCATGACAAAGCCTCGCGCCGTATCGAGATGCTGCAGGACGACTACGAGTTCGTGATCATCAACTACGACGGGCTGAACCTCGTTGCCAAGGAGATCATTGCGGATGGGCGCTTCGATATGGTCATCGTGGACGAGGCCAACGCCTACGCCGTGCCGACTACCAAGCGCTGGAAGTCGCTGGCCAGCATCATTCGCCCAGACACGTTCCTGTGGATGATGACGGGCACGCCGGCCGCGCAGTCACCGGTGAACGCGTACGGGCTGGCCAAGCTGGTGAACCCCTCGGGCGTGCCGCAGTTCATGACGGCGTGGCGCGACAAGGTGATGAACAAGATCAGCACCTTCAAGTGGGCGCCCAAGCCCAACGCCAAAGAGCTGGTGTTCCAAGCGCTGCAGCCTGCGATACGCTTCAGCAAGGCCGACTGCCTTGACCTTCCCCCGGTACTCAAGACGACGCGCGAGGTACCGCTCACGCTGCAGCAGAAGAAGTACTACGAGAAGATCAAGAGCGACATGCTGGTGGTGGCCGCAGGGCAGACGATCAGCGCGGTGAACAAAGCCGCGGTCGTCAACAAGCTGCTGCAGATCAGCTGCGGGGGCGTGTACAGCGAGGACGGCGCGGTGGTGGAGTTCGATGCCGCGCCGCGCATGAACCTGCTGCTGGAGATACTGGCCGAGACGGATCGCAAGGTGCTGATCTTCGCCATGTACCGCTCCAGCATCGACGCCATTTACACCTTCCTCACCAAGCACGGCGTGAAGGTGGGTGTGATCCACGGCGGCGTGGCGGCCAGCAAGCGCGGTGACATCATCAATGCCTTTCAGCATTCTGATACGCTGGACGTGCTGCTGATGCAGCCGCAAGCGACGGCCCACGGGATCACCTTGACAGCGGCAGACACGGTGGTATTCTTTGGCCCCCTGATGAGTATAGAGCTGTACTTGCAGTGCATCGCCCGCGCTGACCGCAAAGGGCAGACGTCTGACAAAGTGACCGTGGTGCACATTCAAAGCAGCCCGATTGAAAAGAAAATGTTTGCGGCTATGGGTGCGCGAGTGACGGATCACATGCTGCTTACTGACATGTTCGATGAAGAAATGGGGGCCAAATGAGCGAGTACGAACACAAGACGTACCGCACCGGTTTCAGCATCACCGCAACGAACCCGAAGCAGCAAAACCTTGCGGATGCGCTGGCTAAGTCCATCCACATGACGTGGGACCGAGTGGCTGCGGATGTGTTTAAGACGTACTTTGCCGAGCACCCAACGCCCGAGGAGGAACACTACGCTGCGAGGAACGGAGAATGACAGACCTCACAATGGCTGCGCTGGAGCAAATGCTCCAAGAGGTGCATCAAGCGGTGCTCGATAGAAGCCAAGTAATTTGGCTGTCTCCGACCAAGTTGATTATCCCCAAGCACGTGTACGACATGCTCGCAGAAATCAAATCCCCAGAGGAGGAACACTACGCCGCACGCAACGGCGAATAAATAATTTTGTCAAGTTCTTAACAAAACCCGAAAAGGGTGTATAGTTCTAGCACACGGAGAAACGACATGAACGACGAAACAGAAGCAGCAGCGCCGGCCATCCCTATGGAGAAGCTGGCGAAAATATACATCAAGATGCGCGACAAGCGGGCCGAGCTGACCCGTCTGTACGAGCAGCAGGATGCGGAGATCAAGGCGCAGCAGGACGAAGTTGCCAGCGCCATGAAGGAGATCATACGTGCGGCCGGCGGCACCAGCATGGGCACCGCGCACGGTACGGTTTCCCTGAAGACGAGCAAGCGCTACTACGCGCAGGACTGGGAAGCGATGGGCGCCTTCATCATCGAGCACCAAGCCCCGATGCTGTTGGAGAAACGCATTGCACAGAAGAACATGGAAGAGTTCCTCGAAGCCAACCCCGGCGTCATACCGCCCGGACTGAACATCATGTCCGAGATCACGGTCAGCGTCACTAAACCACGAAAGTAAAGATGAAATCCTATATCGGAACGAAAGTCGTGCACGCCAAGCCGATGACGCGGCTGGAGTACAACACGCATCGCGGCTGGGCGGTGCCCGAAGACGAGAACGGCGCGGACGAGGGCTATCTCGTTGAGTACGTCGCTGGCGGCAGCGCGAACCACAAGGACCACAAAGGCTACATCAGCTGGAGTCCCAAGGACGTGTTCGAGCACGCATACCACCCGACGACCAACATGCGCTTCGGCGACGCAATCGAGGCCGCCAAACAGGGCGAGCGTATCGCCCGCGCAGGCTGGAACGGCAAAGACATGTGGGTGGCCTACTCCCCGGGCAACCCCGTCACTCCGGCAGGGCAGTTCTGGTCGCAGGCCAATGCGGCTTACGCACACTCCCAACCGGGGCACCACGTCGCTGTGCTGCCGTGCTTCACCATGAAGACGGCGACCGGCGAGATTCTCATGGGGTGGCTGGCGAGTCAGACCGACATGCTGGCCGACGACTGGACCATTGTTTAACTGAAGGAAGAAAATCATGAACGCAGTAACTGTATTCAACCCGGGCCAACTCCCTGCCTTTGCCAAAAAGGGAGAAGTCTCTGCCATCGCCAAGGCGCTGGCTGGCGGCGCTGGCCAGCAAGGCAAGCGCATCTCCATCAAGGGCGGTGTGTTCCGCCTGATCGCCGACGGCAAGGAAGTGGCCGCTATCGACGAGCGCTATCTGGACGTTGTTGTGGTGAACGCCGCGCCCAAGGTGTCGCGTACGTTCTTCATGGGCGAGTACAACGAAGCCAACCCCACGCCGCCCACGTGCTTCAGCCAGTCCGGTGACGTGCCTGATCCTAGCATCAAGCAGCCGCAGGCGGCGTCGTGCGCTACGTGCCCGCAGAACGTGGCAGGCTCTGGCAAGGGCGACTCGCGCGCCTGCCGCTACAGCCAGCGTCTGGCCGTGGTGCTGGCCAACGACATGGAAGGCGACGTGATGCAGCTGTCGCTGGCCGCGACCTCCCTGTTCGGCAAGGCCGAGGGCGAGAACCGCCCCATGCAGGAGTACGCGCGCTGGCTGACGGCGCAGGGCATCGACCCCACCATGCTGGTGACGCGCCTGAAGTTCGACACGAACGCGCCTACGCCCAAGCTGTTCTTCAAGGCCATGCGCTGGCTGACCGACGAAGAGTTCGCGCTGACGCAAGAGAAAGGTCAGTCGCCTGACGCCGTCAAGGCGGTCACGCTGACCGTGTCCCAGACCGACGGCGTACAGGCTGCGCAGCCCGCTCCGTTCGTTGCGGCTGGCGCGCCGCCCAAGGCGGCCAAGGCCGCGAAGCCGGCTCCGGCGCCCGTGGCGCAGGATGAGGACGAGGAGCCCCCGGCACCCCCGCCCAAGACCAAGGCCAAGGCTGCGAAGCCCGCGCCTGTGGCGCAGGACGAGGACGAAGAGCCCACGGTGCGCAAGGCCGCGGCTCCCGCGCCCAGCGCGGTGCCTGCTGCTACCGGTCTGGCCAAGGCACTGGCTGACTGGGACGACGAGTAAGAAAGTTAGGGTGGCCCGAATCCGTAAAAGGATCAGGGCTGGTACACCACGGGAACCCGCCAGCAATGGACAGGCCGAAAAAGACCGGGGCCACCCGCCCTAAACTATGGCTTACCACACCACAACCCGTAGCCTTTTAAAGAACGCCCCCAGCACGCTGGGGGTTCGTCTTGGTAGGCTTGCCGTTCGCAAGAAGGTCTCTGTCCATGAGGTCGCTCTGCGCACGGGTGCGTCTCGCACCACCATTTACAACTGGTTCGCCGGAAGAGGCGTCACAAAAGCATACCGCGCAGCGGTGCAAGAACTTATTGCCGAGCTGCGGACAAAATAGAGGTGCGCGATGGATACAAACGACTTCCTGTCGGCAGTGCTGCCGGCACAGGGAAAGTACTGCACATTCATTAGCCGAGGGGACTTACGCAAGAACATATTTGTCGATTCACTGGACGCCCTGTACGACACGAACATCAAGCAAAGTGATGCGGGTGTCCAGACCTATTACGCACTCTCCGCGTTCGATGACGCGGGGTATCGCAAGGCCGAGAACGCGGTAGCCATCCGCGCGCTGTTCATGGATCTCGATTGCGGTTTCGAGGAGAAAAACGGTGCGCTGGTGCAGAAGGCCTTTCCCAGCCAGAAGGCGGCGTACCAAGCCCTGCTGGCCTTCTTGAAGACCTCGGGCCTGCACGCGCTAGGCCTGCCGTGGCTAGTCAACTCCGGCTCGGGCATCCACGTGTACTGGCCCCTGCGCCACGATGCAACTATTGCCCAGTGGAAGCCCGTGGCAGAGGCGCTGAAGAAGGCGGCTGTCACGCTGAGCTTCCCCATCGACGCCACGGTCACGTCGGACGCCGCCCGGGTACTGCGCTGCCCCGGCACGCTGAATTGGAAAACCCAGCCCCCCAAGCCCGTGCTGCTGCGCCAGCGCGGCGATGTCTTCGAGCTGGAAGATATTGCAGAGACCCTAGCCTCCTACACCGTCGCGCCTCCCGCGCCCAGCACAGCACTCACGCTGCCCGGAACCCGCCCCACGAACGTCCTGTCGCCTGTAGCGCAGGCGCTGGTCGGCAACAGCGTGACGTACTTCAAAAACATCATGGAGCGTACAAACGAGGGCACCGGCTGCGCGCAGCTGCAGCACTACGTTGAGCACGCCGCCGAAGACGGCATGGAGCCCGTATGGCGCGCGTGGCTGTCGATCGCCAAGCACTGCGTTGATGGCGACAAGGCGTCGATCAAGCTCTCCCGGATGCACCCGTACGACCCCGAGCGCATGGCGCAGAAGCTGGACGCTATCAAAGGCCCCTACGCCTGCACGACGTTCGACTCGATAAACCCCGGCGTGTGCGCAAGCTGCCCGCACTGGGGCAAGATCACGAACCCGCTGGCCCTTGGGCGCGAGATAAAGAGCACGGTCGAGCCGGCGGCGTACGACCACGTGGTAGAGGGCGACAGCGTGCGCGTCGATCGCCCCACGCCACCTTGGGGCTTTAGCTACGGGGAGAAAGGCGGGCTGTTCTACCGCTACGTCGCGCAGAAGAAGGACGAGGTGGACCATGACATCATGCTGCTGCCGTACGACTTTTTCATGACCGACATCTACGCCGACGCCAATGAGCGCGTGGCAGAGTTCAAGGCGGTCAAGCCCAGCGGCGTGTACACCTTGGGCATTCCGCTTGCCAAGGCCACGAACCAAGCCGACTGCATCAAGGCGCTGGCCGCCGAGAGTATCGTTACCAGCGTGAGGAACGACGCGTATCTTGCCTCGTTCGTGCGCCAAAGCATCATCTCGCGCAGCGCCGTTGGTGACGAGGTCCAGATACCGCCCCGGTTTGGTTGGCTCGAAGGCGGAGATTTTGCGCTGTGCGATCGCGTTATCAGCCAGCACGGCCCGCAGCACGACTACGTGTTCAAGTCCTCACGGCTGAGCAACCTGATCGAGATGACGCGCCCACGGGGAACCATCGAGGGCTGGCGCAAACCTTTCGACATGATGCGCCGCAAGAACTTGTGGGGGCATTTAGCTTTTGCCACGCTGGGGTTTGCCTCGCCCCTGATGCACTTCATGCCGGCCGGCGCGCGGGCGGTGGTGGCGTTGATGGCCGGCAAAGGCTCCGGCAACGGGAAGTCCTACTCGGCCGCGATGTGCAACTCCATCTGGGGAGACCCCAAACACTACAACGTGCCCCCCAAGACGTCAGACAATACGCTGATGCAGCGCGCCGGCCTGCTGGGCTCCCTGCACTTGGGCGTGGACGAGATCACCGACAAGCAGCGCAACAGCGAGCGCGAGTTCATTCCCCAGATCGTTTTTGCCTACGCCGCCGGCGCACACAAGCTCAAGGGCAGCGCCACGGGCAACGCCGAGATTCGCAACGACTTGTTCTGGGAGGGCTTCATGTCCCTGACGGGTAACACGCCAGCGCTGGAAGCCATGATGGGCGCGCGAGGGACGACTTCTGAGGGGGAAGCCCGCCGGCTGCTGGAGTGGGCGGTGCCGGAGAACATGGACATGCGCTGGTCTGCGGAAGACGAGGCCGACGCGCAGGCGGTGAACGAGAACTACGGGCTGGCAGGCCAGCTGTTTATCGAATGGTGCGTGACGCACCAGCCAGAGGTGCAGCAGGTGTGCATGGACACGCTGGCGCTGTGGAGGCGCGAGACGGGGGCGCCGGGGACGGAGCGGTTCTGGAGCAACGGCTGTGCCGCCAGCATCGCGGCGTGCATCCTGCTCAAGCGCGCAGGGATAATCGACATCCCCGCTTCCGAGATCATGAACTTCTGGATCAACGAAGTCATTACGCCGGCGCGGCGCATCATCTTCAGCAACCAGCGCTCGTCGCTGGACGTCCTGCTGGAGTACATCCGTGAGCACAGCCACAACTTCATCCGCGTGTCGTCCAACGTGGTCATCTCGAACCTTGCCGGCAACAACGAGCACGTGGAGAACAACCGGCGACAGGTGCGCGGGCGGGTCGAGCAGGACATCGCGGCGGGCACGGAGAACACGTACGTGGAGATTCAGCTGCTGCGCCACCACTGCGCCCAGCGCAACGTCGGGTTCTCACAGTTCCTGCGCGATCTGGAGGCTACCGGCACCGTTACCTCGGGGCGCAAGAACCTGACGGCGGGCACCTCCGGCTCGCAGCTGCGCGTGCCGTGTATCTGCCTGTCCCAGCGGCTGAAGGTGAAAGGCAAATAGTGTCGGACCGCGAAGAGTTCCCGTGGCACAAGACCCCGCCACGGGGTTTTTTCTTCTTGCTGACCCTAGACCCCAAGGATGCCGCGTTCCGCGGCTTGCAGGCCGGTCGCCGCCAGCTTGGGGCACAGGCGCGCATCACTGCGACGCCCGGTATCTTCAAGGGGCACTTGGGCGTGCTGTTCCGGCGGCGTTGAGCACCTGCTTCGCAATATCCGTGCGCTTGGCGCGCAGTTGCTGGATTTTGTCGCGCTTCTCTTCGGGCGTCATGCCCGATGCGCGCACCGCATTCTCCGCCTTCTGCAGCTCCGACATGGTGCTGGTGAACTTGGACGCAATCTGCGACCGTGCATACGCATCGGCGTGCTGCTCAAGGAACGCCTGCGCTGCCTCGGGCCGACCCTTCTTGGCCAAGTCCTGCACGGTGTTGCTGACCTGCTGCGCTTCGGTTGCCATCTGATAGGCCTGCTCCACCACCGCGCCAGCGTCCTGCGGCTGCCACAGCGAACCGGTGATGGGCTCTTGACTGGCCAGCGGCGCCGGCGCGCCGGCGTGCTCACCGAAGACAAGACTGCTGGCGATCTGGGAAACGGCCAGCCCGATCTGACCGGTGTAGCCGCCGATTAGGTGGTCCACCATCACTGGCGAGACGCCGTAGGCCTTGCCCAGCGCTTCAGCAAAGCCGGACGTGTTGTCCCGCACCCGTGCCTCGGGCGACAGCGTGGACTCGTGCCGCGTCTCCAGCGAACGCCCGGTAAAGAACGAATGGTTCGTCGCCACCTCAATGGCCGGGCGCAGCACCTGCGGGATGCCGTCCGTATCACCACCGGGGACTATGCGCTGCGCGAGCTGGCGCATGCCTGCCGCCGCGTCTTTGTCGTTGCCCATGGCGTAGTTGACCATGGCTTCGGGAACCGACTTGAACAGCATGCCTGCCTCGAACGGGATGGGGATGCGCAAGGGCTCATCCATGCCGGGCACGCGCATGAAGAAGTTGTTGTACTTCTGCTCAGGCGTGGCGTTTTGGTACGCCGGGTCGTCCTGCTGGAGCATGGAATACAGGATCGTGCCGCCGGCCACCATCATGCCGCGCTGAAACAATTTCTGACGAATCTGCAGGCGATCATTCATGGGCATATTGCCGCGCGCCGCCTTGACCAGCGTGTTGATGCCCTGAATCTGCGAGTTGATAAAGGGGTTCAGCGTGTTCAGGATGTGGATGCTGGGCGAGATACCGCGCTTGGTAAAGTTCATCGACTCCAGCGCCATGTAGCTGGCTTCCATATCGGACAGGCCCTGCTTCTTGTAGTCCCCGTACCGAATCTGGCGCGTCATCGCATCGGCCTTGGCGTGCAGCGTGTTGGCTTTTGCCAGCAAGTTTTCCCAGCCGGGCTTGCCACTCTGCATCTGGCGATAGATGTTGGTGAGGTCTTGGGGCAAGCCGGTGAACACCTCACCGCCGCTTATCCCGCGCCGCTCCATCAAATTGCCGCCAACTTCCTTGAGCGCTTTGCCGAGGCTGTTCAAGTTAACGCCCGCCACCATGGCAGACGACAAAGTGTCCTTGAACAGGATGCGCGGAGCGGACAACGGATTGGCAACGAACATGTGGCGCAGCAAGCGGCTGGGGGCGCCAGCCATCTTCAGCAGCGCGCTCTGCTGCACCGGAAGTCCTGCCATGCCCTTGACCAGCAGCTCTGCAGGCACCTCGGGCGTGTCGTGCACGACCGCGAAGTGCGGAACACCGTCCACCTTGAAGTGCAGCGTGTTGGGGCCGGCACGGCGATCTCCGCTTTTGACATCCGCCAGCCCGATCTTCTGCAGCTCCATAGCAGTGTTTTTGGTTGCCTGATTGCGCAGCCCCATGTCCAAGATCATGTTGGCGTTGCGCACCGCACTGGTGCCGAAATCCAGAATGCGCTGATCGCCCCCCACCAGTTCATGCAAGTAAGGCTGATCCTTGACGTTGCCAACCTTGGTGATCTCCTCAGACCCCATCAGCATACTGACACTGCCATCGCTGTTCTCGCGGTAATACGGCACGTAGTCCTTGTTCGCCAACATCTTGGTGCCCAGTTCTTGGGAGAACGCGCCCGTGCTGATGCCGAACTTCACGGCGTCTTGGTTGAACGCGCGGTACTGATCCGAGGCCTTGTCGAAAATGTCTTTCAGCCCGGGCACTGCCTTTATTTCCGCCATGGCGCTGTTCAGGTCCGCCTGCGTAACTTCGCCGCCGTAATTCAGCCGTTCCAGTCCTACGGTGCCGGCGCGCTTGCCGACCTCGTACAAAGAGAAAAGGTTGTTAGTGGCTTCGTCGCCGCCGGTCAACTTGTTCGCGTCGCGCAGCGTTTTGGCCACGTCCATCAGGTTGGGGCTGCCGTCTTTGGATTCGTACAGCCATTCGTTGCGGCCGTCAGCGCGCGTAAGTTTGTTGAGCGACGGGAACCCGCGTCCCACCGCCTGCCCCAACAGGTTCATCCGCTGATTGGCCATGGCCAAAAAATACCGGACCTGCGTGCCAGCGAGCGGGTCCATTTTGTCCGCGTGCCGCTTGACCCCTGCCAGCCCGTCTACCATTTTGGTCTCAAACTCCAGCGCTGCGCGCCCCCACGCGTTGCCCTTGAGCTTCTCGGACATCGGGCGTTGGGTGGCGATGGTGCGTTCTGCCAGCGCGCCTGCGGCCTTCAGTCGGTCGTCGTACTTAGCCGGACCGCGAAAAATGCTGGGCGTTGCGCTGCCGTTGATTTTTGCCGAAGGCTTCAGAATGCGGTCTACCAAATCTTTAGCGTTGCCGCCCGGAGTAATCGGGTCCATGCCGAGCAGGCGCCGGAACAAGTTTTTGACGTGATCCAGTATCGACAACGGCTTGCCAAACGCATCCAGTTTTGCGCGAAACTCAGGGTTCGAGTACACCTCTGCGGCGAACTCGCGCGTCGAGGTCAGTCCGTGTTCGCCTTTGAACGCGGCGTTGCCCATGACCATCTTGCGCAGCCCTTCGAGCGAGGCGCGCGCCTTGCGCTGATCGGGCGTGAGCTTGGCGGGATCAGTCTCCAGCAGCACGCGGTCAGTCGCGGCGTGCGACATCTCGTGCAGCAAATCCTCTTCCGTCAAACCCTCGGGGTGCATCGTGATGTGGTTAGCGCCGGGATCGTAGAGCCCTGCCACAGACTCGCCGTTGTGCGTCACGTTTGCGTCCACGCTGAGCTTGGTGCGCAAGAGCAAGGGCTGCAGTTTTGCAGCAGCCGCGCGCACTTCCGGCGTGGAACCGTTCTTGGCCAGATCAGCCGCGACATCCATAAGGCGCCCATCGTGCGCAGCTTCGCGCGCCGCGGCAGACACCGGGGTAGCCCCGCGTGATGCGGAGGGTTTGTTGGCCGCTTTCGCAGCTTTCGCAGCTTCCGCAGCCTTGCGCTCCTCTTCGGATTTTCGCAGCTCCTCTGCTTGCGCATCGGTTGGGCGAGCCGCTCCGGCTGTGGATTTTTCTGCGGCCGCTTCCGCATTCTTTTTTGCTGCAGCTGCGTCGTCGCGCGCGCGGCCAAGCTCGGCTTCTAGCGAAGCAACTTCCTTGCCCAGCTTTTTCACCACTTCGGTTACTTGCTTCGACACGTCTAAATTCGCATACGCCGTTTGCCGTTCTCGCGCATCTGCCAGCTTGCGGTTTAGGTCCGCTACCTTCTGCTCGGCAATGTCTTGCAACTTCTCGGCAGGTGTGCGCGACGTGTCTTCGCGCGCGGGTTTTAGTGCCTCCGCTTCTTCATTGGCTTCACGCTGCTCCCGGCCCGACACCTTGGTGTTGCGCTCGTTCGGCTTGCGCTCTTCCTGCGTAGGGTTGCGCCCGCCGACCTTGTTCTCGCCCTGTTTGCTTTCTTGCGAACTCGTACGCTGATCGCCGGCCATGACTTCTTTTTTGCTGGCTTGGCTGACGCGCCCCGGCTTGAGAGGAGCGGTTTCCGTACCGGCAACGCCTTTGGTCGTGCCACGATCTTCCAGACTGAGCAGGTGATCAGCCGTCAAGTACTCTTCCGCAGCTTTGCGTCGTTCCTCGGGGGTTTGCAGGTGCTCTTTTACACCCGCCTGTTGCTTGGACAGTATCTTGTCAAGCTGCTCCAACCGCCGACGGTTCTCGTTGAGCAGTTTTACCTTTTCGGTGCGCGCCTTACCCGTAGCTTTACGCGCGGCCTCTTCACCGGCGGGGATGGTCTTTTGAATCAATCGTTCGCGCTCTTCCTCCATTGCCAGCCGGTCGGCGTTGTCTTCGGCACCGTCACGATCCGCTAAGTAACGCTCGGCGCGTTCGATCTTGTTCAGCTCTGTCTGGTACTTTTTGTACGAAGCGTCAGATGGCTCCAGCTGCTCCATCGCCGCAATGACCCGCGCCTTGCGGTCGCCGCTGATACTCTCCCGCGCCTTCTGCAGCGCGTCGAACATGACGCGCATGGTGGGCATCTTGCCAAGCCGTTCAAGGAAAGCGTTGCGCTCTGCAGTACGCGCGTTGCTGGCGGCTTTAGCGGCCCCATGAGTCTCGCCAGATTCTTTGCCGCGCGCGGCTTGCTGCTCCAGCGCAGGAGCCAACAACGCCTGTTTTTTCTTTTCTAGCTCTTGCTTCTCGTTCGACTGCGCGCCGAGTTTATCGGCAAGGTCCGGTGAATGCCGTTCGTGCTCGGCAGCCAGCCCTTCTTCCGGGTTACCTCGCAATTTCGCAGCGTGCGCTTCCACTTCCCGGTCCGCTTCGGCTTTGATTTTTGCGGCAGCGCCGGTTTCTTTTTCCTGCTCCAACACTTTTTGTCGCGCGCCTTCGACTTCTGCTTCAGCACGCGGCTCGCCTACACGACGCGCTTGATTGCGTTGCAGTTTCTTGAGCGCCTGCTCAGCCGTCTCCAGCTCCGTATGCGCTTGGTGCAGGTTGTCAATCTCTTCCACCAGCTGTTTTTGCAGCTGCGCGTCGCGCTCCAGAAAGCGCTGCGCGGCTTCTGGCAGGGCTTCTTTGTGCGCCACCAGTCGCTCAGTCAGGTCGGCCATGTCGCGCTGCAGCTTGCGCGCAATCGTGTAGTTCTCGTGCGTTGCGTCCCGATGCAGCACAATGCGCATCTCTTGCTGACGCCGCATGAGGTTGTGCACAAGGTCCAGCCCCTGCGCGTTCAGTGCTTTGTACTTGTCTGCATTGGCCTGTATGGTTTCCTGCAAGTTGTCGCGCCAATCAACCGACTCGGCAAACGCATCGTGCGCGTTTTGTAAACGAATACGGGCCGGCAATAACTCCTTGCTTAACTGCGCGCGCACGTCCTCCAAACGCTTCTTCGCGGCATCATGCTCGGCCTCGGCGCGCTGCTGTGCTGCGCGTTGTTCCATCATAAGAGAGGCGGCCTGTCGGGCATTGCCTTTGGCGGCAGCTAGCGCAGCTTCGTTGCGCGTCTTTATCTCTGCGCTGCGGCGGTCGTATTCCGCCTGCATGCTGTCCATGCTCTTGGTCAACTCGTCTATGCGCCCCTGCAGCGGTTCGATCAGGCGCATGGCTTGGTGGATAGAGGGGGTGGTAACCCCCGCCATTTGTCGCGCAACACGCAGCCCTTCGCTTCCAAGATATTTGAAGAAGTCAACGACACTATCAAACACCGTACCGCGCGTAACCGGTGCGCGGTCGGACGCCACGGGCTTTCCGTTAACTGTCTGGTCTTTGAAGGGCGGGGGTTTGTTGGCCGCGGGATGGTCGCCCGCGTACTTGTCCGCGGTGGCGGGGTTGGCGGGTTTGGGATGCTTCATTCCCACCGCGTCGAAAAGATCGCCTTGCTCAGCGCGATTCACCGGTTTTTCTTCGCCTCGGGCAGTTCCCCATGCGGTCTCGCGCGTGCGAGTGGGGTTTTCAGTATCCGAGCGCTTGCCCGCTTCAAGGCGCGCAAGATGGTCGATGACCGCTTGTTTGGCCTGCTCATCTTCGGTACCGATACGAAGCGAGTGCAGCCACGCTGCCACGTCGTCCGCCGCGCGAGTCCCCCGAGATTGTTCTGTTGCAGTACGCGTAAGCGGTGTCCCGTCGCGTCCGGGACCGTTCATCTGCACTTGCGCAGTGCGCGCCTCGTCCGCGCTCGTGTGGTTCGACAGCGCCGGCAGTTCGTCCTTGATGCGCTCCAGCAACGCACGCTGCTCTGGGGTCTCGGGACGCGCGGCCGCTACCTCGCCGGCAAGTGCTTCAGGTGTCGTGTGCGCAGGCGTAAGCGTCTCGTCCCGCGCCTCCATCGTGCCTTGCCCGACGGCCTTGTTGCGCAAGTTATCCAGCCCCTCCCGAATAGACAGCACCGCTGCATGCCGGTTGCCGAAAGTTTGGCGTCCGGGCTCGGCACTCTCTATTGTCGGGAATCCGGGGGCGTATTCCGGGCGTTGGCCGCGATTCCATTCACCATTACCGGCTTGCGCGGGGAGCACAAACGGTTTCTCGGGTGTACCCCGATCTATCAAATTACGTGTATCCCCGAAACGGTTTATCAAATCGCGCAAGTGTTCGACGTACGCTTCGCGCCGCACATCTTTTTCTTGCTGCTCAGTAAGCGGCGTGTCGCGGCCGGCGTTGATCTCGCTCACCAGCCCATCCAGCACGTTCTTGACAGCCTCGTCCACTTCGCCCTGCTTGGCTTTGCCTTTGTTGAACCGGTCCAACAGCGACACAAGTTTTCCATACGCCACATTGCGCTGCTCGCGCGCAGCCTGCACGGCCTTGAGCTTAGCCGGCGTCTTGCCCGTACCCAGTACTTCAGCCAAATTCTTGGCGCCGGTGTCGATGGGGCTCGCCGCTTCCTGCGCGGGCTTGTTCTTTGCCCGCTCCTGTGCGTCGCGCAAACGCGCAACCGCATCCCTTGCTGCCGACTTGTTGCCGGTAGCGCGTGCCACCTGCAACTCTGCCTGCAGCTCGGGGATGGTCTTCTCCGACGGACCGCCAGCCCCGGAGACTACCGTACTGCCGCTGGCCTGCTCGTTGTCGAACAGCCGGCCCTGCACCGTGCGGTCGGTGCCCCGGGCATCAGCCTGCGCACGCGCGACGTGCTCTGCGTTCTCGCGCTCGTTGCGTCCGTGCTCGCCCTCGTAGGCTTCGCCAGATTCCTGCGCGGGGCCGTTGGCCGTAGCTTCCTCGCCGGACTTGCGCATGCTGTACGCATTCTGCGACTCAGACCCGAACAGGTCTTTGGTCGGCATGCCTTCGGTTTGCTTGCCCGCGTTGGCTGCTTCATAAGCCTGCGCCTGCTGAAACGACAACAGCTGCTGCAGGTACGCGTCCTGCTCACTTTTACCACCGGCCTCGACGTTCTTCTGCAGGGCCTCGGCGGCTTTCTGTACGGCGCCCATGTCACCGGCTTTTTTGGCGTCGTCCAACTGCCCCAGCAGGCCTACGTGATCTTCCGCCAAAGGCGATTGTTTTGGCGGTGTGGGCGCGGTGTTTTGATCCGCGTGCAACTTGTTGATCTCATCGTACGCGTTGCGCACGTGCTCCAACGTCTCGTTGTGCAGCCGCGACCATTTAGCGATGTCTTTCGGATCGGTCGCTTCCATCGCCCGTTGCTGGTAGTCCTGCAGCAGGCCGGGAATCTTGCCGGTGCCTTCAGGGTTATCCATGCCGCCGAGCGCGCGCAAGTTACGCATGAGCTGCCCGAGCCGGTCATCCTCCGCAGCAGCGCCGTCTTTCGGGGTATTGGGGTTGGCGTGCTCAAAGATTGGCGAGCCGTCTGGAGCGTGCCCAACAACCTGCGGTCCTTTGTTCTGTGCTGCGCGTTCCTGCTCCTGTTGCGCGCGTTGGCTGCCTGCAACTTGTCCGCCTGTTTCGGAGAACATCTCGTGCTGCGCATCGGCCGCCGGCATTTTGAACGGGGCAGGCGTGGATACGTTGGGCGCTTCTTCGCCGGGCTGGCCAACAGTCGCCGTTTCGGGCTGACCGAACTTTCCTGCCGCGCGCAGGCGTGCAAACTCCGGGGCCAGCGCCGCGCGCTGCGCAGCCAAGTCCTTGAGCTGGGGAGAGATCAGTTTGTTGTGCTCAATGTCTGCAGCGTAGGTCGGGGAGTTCTTGTCTATTTTGATAATCTGCGCGCGCATCTGCTGATACGCCTGCTCAGCCGCCAGATATTTCTCTTGCACGCTTTTGGCGTATTCGGGGGACTCGGTGTCCGGGGGCGGCGGTTTGTTGGCCGCGTCCTGCTGTGCCTTCAGCGCATCTTGCTGGGCCTTGATCTTGGCCTGCTGGCTCGCTTCCATGGGGTGCGTAACCCCGCGCAGCAAGCCGAACGCTGCTGCGTTCTCGGCCATCGACTTGGGGTCCACCCACGGCTGATCCGTCTGGCGCCCGTTCGCTGCGTCGATGAGCTTGTTGCCGGCGGTGCTGGCGGCGTCAAACGCTGCACCCTCAACTGCCGCCTTGCCCATCTGGCCGATCATGCCTTCGCCGGCGCCAAGGACTTTGCCCGCACGTCCGACGATCTGCCCGCCAACCAGCGCCATGCCGGAATTGGCAAGCGCGTGCTCAATCGCTACATCCTTGGAGGCGCCCGCGGCCAGCTGCTCTTTGTACGTGTCGCGGAAAGCGGGCAGGGCAAACAGACCAGCGTTGGCAACAAGGGGCAGCAGCGAGCTGCCACCGGTAAGCGGGGCAGCCGCGACTTCAAGCGCGGCAGGGGCCAGCCCGCCCACCATGTTGGCGATCTTGCCGGTGGTGGTATCGCCACCGTGCCGCTGCTGCCACTCCTCAACCGCTTTGCGGCGGGCGTCCAGACTGTCAGCGGTTTCGTTCGCCCCGACAAGAGAAGACGCGGCCGCCGCTGCGCCTAGTCCGGTGTTGGCCAGCCCGCCCGCCAAACCGGCGCCGGCAGACTCAAAAAAGCCTGCTTTTGAAGGCGGCGGGGCTGCAGGCGCAGGTGCGGGGGGCGGTGCCCCAACGCCCATTTGCCGGGCCAGCTGTGCGAGCTGTGTGGCGTCCTCTACGTTTCCTGCAGCATCGGCGTTGTGCAGGGCGGTGAGAACGTCATTCAGTTCCATAGTGGGGCCTATTGTGTTGGCAGGTATTTATTTACGAGCGCCGCAGCTTCGGGCGATCCGGCTGCAGGCGCTACTTTACCACTGGCAGGCGCGCCCGCGGCGTACGACTGCATTGACTGCATGATTTGCTGCTCTTGTGCTTTCAGACGCGCGTATTCGCTCGGATCAGAGTACTGCACCATCCCGTTTTTGAGGTTTCCTTGCACCGCTGCCAGTTGCGCTTTCAGCGCCTCCAGAGGAAGCCGGTTTGCCAACGCCGGGTTGTTAGCGCCTGTCGGATGGTACAGCTCGGGATTTGCAGCCTGTCGCGCATACAGGTCGGACTGGTTAAGGTATTTCTCCGACTGTGCCGCTTCTAGCTTCGCCTTGGCTTCGGCCGCACTTTGCGCGCGCGATGCCTGCAGACCCTGCAGACCGCCTTGCCCGATGTTCTCCATGGCGTACTGGCTCTTGCCGCCGAGCATGCCCAAGCCCATCATCACGAGGTCTTGGTTGGACAGGCTGAAGCCGCCAGAGTCTTTGCCTGCACCCGCTCCGGCCCCGGCTCCCGCGCCTGCTCCACCTGTTGCTCCGGGCGGAGCAGGCGGTTCTTCAAAAGAGCGTCCGCCCGTGTTCGTCACGGGGTGGTTATTCATCAACCGCTGTAGCTGGCCGTTATCGTCGGCCACGCCTTGGGCTTCGGCTTCGGTGATCCCGTGACCGGGGTACTGGGCCTGTGTTGCCGGGCCTACATCACTTCCCGGGGCATAGCCTGCCGCCAGCTGCCCGGTCTGCGTACGCGGGTCCGGTTTATCCGGCCCATACGAAGGCACCGGCAGGCGAGGATCAAGCGGCGGCTTATACCCGGGCGGGGCTTTGTATTTCGACAGATCGAAAATACCGCCAGAAGTGGGTGCCGGCTGCGCAGGCGTGGCTTCCGCCGCTTGCGCGTTCGTTCCGGGCATTGCTGCCGTCAGCATCTGCGCCATGCGCTTAGCTACCTGCTGGCCGTATCCAATGGTCGTGGGTGCACTGGGGTTGGAGCTGTCCGCCACCGCCTCGCCGCGCTGGGCTTTCTTCATGCCGCCGGGGCCACCATAGTAATACGCGCCGGCCAACACCGGGTCGCCTTTGGCCGCTTTCAGACCCTGCAGGCCGTAACGAATCCCGCCCCGGGCGTTGTCCACGGGGTCGTTGATGTCCATGTCCTTGTCGGCGACCGACTTGAACGTGTTGGGCGTAATCTGGAACCCGCCCACAGCACCCTTGTTGGACGTCTTGGTGTTGGCGCCGCTGGCAGACTCTTGTGCGTACAGAGACGCCAGATACGCGCGCTGCGTAGGATCGGTAACGCCTTCTTGCGCCAGCGCGGCGCTGAACGGGTCCATTTGCGGGGCAGGCGGGTTCACGCTCCCGCGTCCTGCGCCCGCAGACACATCGCCGCCATCATCAAACGCAACAATTCCCCCGCCGGCCATCTTGGCCATGTTGGGTGCGGGGAGCGCGCCGATACCCGTGTGCTCGGGCAGCTGTTGACCGGGCGGGGGCGGAGCAGGCCGGGGGCCGGGAGGCGGCATGCCTC